CTATGATATAATACCAAGCAACGCCAGTTGCATTGAACATATCAATAACATACTGTTCGTAAGTAGATGGAACTATTTTATGCCCGTCTGACGCCAATCTATAGGTAACAGAAATTCCACCTATTGTATCAGTAACAACGCTTGCTGGATTGTTATAATCATCAAGCAAGTGCTGATAAGCGTTCGTATATACTGTCCCGTCTTGCCAGCTAAATGTGTCTGCACGCAAATACCGAACATCGTTTATTTCATGGTCTGCCCACAATGGTGTAAGCATAGGAACTTCACTTGTAAACGGCTTTATTTCCCAATAGCTTGTATCACTAATAGCATTATTTAAATTGTTATCTTGTTTTGATTCGAAAATTGTCCAAGAACCATCGCTGAACGCTTTTACCCAGTCTCCTTCAGAGTATATAACATCAGCTCTCCAGTTGGGGATGCCTTGGTGGAAATTTGTTGATGTGTTCGTAATAACCCACTTTGACGTGTCCGTGACGGCATTTCCTGTGTTATTGTCGACTAGTGATGAATATAAAATAAAACTACCGTCTCCTTGTATAGCTTTGACCATGCTTCCTTTATAATAAGTAGTACTAGCATCCCACTCGGAAATACCCTCTTGCATTGTATAAGCTATCTGGCGAGAAAACAAGTATTGAAGAGCTTGAAATTCCTCTAATGGCGGCAATTCGTCTGCAGAATAGGTGGCATCATTCCAGCCATTTTCATACGCAGTCCTTCCTTGAATTGCATCTGGGTCTGAAGACAATGTCGGGTCATTAGCTTGTAAAGAACCAAACACACCATTATTGCTTGCGCTCTCTGCAAATATTTTTTGTTGTTTTCTTGTAATTCTAGGCATATCTTACTCCTTTTTATCTTTCAATTTCTTCTATCTTGTCGTAATTCAATGTTTCGCCTTCTTTGTCAGGATTATTATAATCCTTAAATCCAGTTTTGTAAAATGCGTATTGATTTTGATAATTAACAAACCCAAAGAACTTCTTGTCTTGAATAACGATTCTGTTGGCTTCAACGCCTAATGGGGTCGGCAAGCAACGTTGTTGTATTGCCGCCTCTACAACTCTTTGAGCGTTTGTTGAAACAAAGAATGTCATTTCCATATTTCCCGAAGACGTTGCACGAACTGTTGTGCCAAAAAAGTCATACAGGGCTTGGTCAATGTCATAATGAGATGCGGTACTGGTGTTGGATATTGCTTTAAACTTTAAAAGCATTCTATACTCATCGTCATCTAAACGAATCTGTTCTCCGTTTGTATTGTAATACCAACGATTCGCACCAATATATTTACCAAGTACGTCTAACATAACTCCAGTGGCTGTGTCCAAATCGAAAGCATCTCTTACTTGTAAAATTAAATCTAATGGAAACATTTTTGACAATGCTTTAATCGTAGCAGTCGCCTTTGGTTTGTGCGAATACTGAATTATCAATAATCCTGCAAGATAATCGGCGTAGTCAAATGTATCTGCCATTACGACTCTCCTTCAATCGTTATATCAACATCTGTTGGAGCTAGCTTTATAGCAACAACTGGAGCAATATATTCCACCCAATTTACTTGGTCTGTACTAATCAAAACATTTGTTGCATAACCATTACCACCGTTTGCATCAATTGCTGCTTGAGCAAGACCGGTAAGGGACGCCGTTTCTGCTCCTTGACCAATTTTAAACGCTTCTGTTTCTAGTACATAATCTTTTATTGATGCAACATCAAACTGAACAGACGGATTTGTTGGTTGTATAGTAAATTTTATATACAGAGGAACAACATTTGGCTCATCCCACCTAGCAATAAACTGTTGGTTTGAAATTGTAATAATCTCATGTTCTATTGTGCCACGCATATTACAACCATAAGATTTTTTTCTGTAAATTGCATCAGCAATATCTGAAGAAGAACCACCTTCGACTACTAGCCACATACAATGGGCAGGAGTTCCATTGGCATCAGTAACGTTTGTGTAGTTTTCATACAAAGCTGCGTCAGTCACGCCTTCTAGTTGTAGCACCGTTGCCAACAGCCCATTTAGGTATCCACTTGAACCAATAGAAACAGACTGTCTTCTACGAATCTTTAAATCGTAGTCGCTTTCTTCGTCTTCACCGATATTTGTCGGAACAACAGGATTGTTTACAGAAACAACGCCAAGAACAACAGTAACTGGAATTGTAATTGTATTTATGCTTGTTTGCACGTTCCCAATTTCTTTTGCTCTAAATAATACACGAGTTGTTCCACTAGTAAGCTGCTGTGTAGAAACAAGCAAAAACTGATTTCCTACGTTATCTTGAATTGTATAAGCCGTTGCATTCGGGTCATTAAAATTATCGTCAAGTCCTTGCAAAACAACGGTTCTGTCAACTGTTATATCAATCGGAACCTCTGTCCATGTCGCGCCCTTTCTAAATACATTATTAATTGCACAACGCGCATCAAGAATACGACCTGAACAGTTATCGGGGTCAAACGAATTATAAATTTGTGTTAACAGCTCACGAATATCAACGCCAGCTTGTGCAAAAATATTTAAAAGCTGACCATCTGGGCTTGATTGGTCTAAGTTAACATCCGTACCATAAATGTCTTGGAAGTCACTAACAAGCTGATTCAATAGCTCATTAACGGTTGAAACCTGAAGACCATTATCATTTAAAACATCTGTCATATTTTCACCTCTATTGTTTCTCCATATATGGTTTTAAATCTAATTGTGGCTGTATAAACTCTATCGACAACCTCGCTGTCAAAAAATGTTAATTCGGTTATTTCTGGTTCTGTTTGAATAATTTCTTTAATTGACGTATCTGCCTGTTCTTTGCTCGTTTTTGAGCCTAAAATATTTTTCCAATCTATCCCAGCGTCCATCTCGAAAAAACAATCTTTAAACCAAGAAAGAATTTTCATCTTTACAGTATAAGCAACCCCAAGAGCGTTATCTGCATAACACTGCAAACTCTTACCAAATCTCCAATCCCAATTGTTGTCTGTTGCTCTCGTCTTCATTATGCAATACTCGTAACAATTCCATTGACCACGGTTACAGTTTTGTTGTCAGCCGACAAAAAGGAACCACTTGCCGCCGTTGTGGCGTTTAACGTTGCCGCCGTTAGGTCTCCTGTAACGCTAACATTGGCTTTTGCTGTGACATCCTGTTCCACCTCTAAAGTTCCAGTGTTTTTGGTGTCACCATTCAGCTTGATATTTGCCGCATTTAGGGTAATATTGTCACCATTTTCGGTTATATCTTTGCTGTTTAGGTTTATTGTGTCGCTGTTGACATCAATCTGCGTCCCAATAATTATATTTGATTCTGGTGAATATTGCAAACGGAGGTAGTCAGAATATTCTTGTATGGAATTTGGAGTTGCGTTTACTCCAACAATTGCAATGGCATCAGAAATATCATGTTTTCTCGGAACGATTGATGTTTTTTTCTTTCCACTAACCCACCATGCATCTATCATATAATCGCAAAATAACAAAACACATTGGTCTCCTGCGCTTATTGGATGACTAATATAAGTTCCTCCTCCACCCATAATAACAACAGGAACCTTTTCTAATGTTGGATACTCTAAAGAAAAATCATTTGGCATATATATATTGTAATTTTCATCTTGAATATGCAAAATACGAACGGAACAAGTTTGGTCTGTTTTGTCAAAAGAAACTATCTCGCCAATTTTAATACAGTTTAACGATATTTTAATAGAATTTGTAAGCTTTTCTAACACTTGTGTTAGAGATTTATTAGTATTAACGTCCTTAAGTGTTGTCATTATATTTTGCCTTTCAATAAATTAGAGAATTGTGCGCTTGCTTCAGACAAAGAAGTAGAAAATCTTCCAAAAATATTCAGACCCGTCCAAAGTTGAACCGTAGTTATACACTGACCGGAAGCAGCTAAACCAATAGTACCACTATGAGAAACGCCCCAAACCTTATATTGCCCATCAAACTCTGGCGCTATTTTAGATTTGATTTCAAGCCCTTGTCCGACTTTTATTCTTGGTTCGAATATACATTTAATGGTAAGGGTTACTTGTTCTCTTTCTGGCGTTCCAAGCAAGCCAGTTTCGTCATCTATAACTCTAATATCTCCGTCTATTGTTGTATTTTCGTCAATCGATATAATTTTTTCATTATCTATAAATGCTTTCCCTTTTGTGTATGTTTGAAGAACAGCCATCTCATTTCCAACAAGCGCAACTGGTCTTGGTATAGAAATAGCCTCTGGCTGGATTATTGCAGAATCGAGAGCTGTTATTTTAGAAATTACCTCTTTTGCAACTTCTGTCGTTAATTGACCACTTTCTGTAGAAGAACTAATATAAGAGTCTAAGACAAACATACCAGATTGTGCCTCTATGGTTGTTATGACGTCCACACCATCTCTTCTTGTCCTACACGTTACCACACGTCCCTTATAGATTAAATCAAACTTTCCGTTTTGGTATCCAGCTTCAAGAGTAACTTGTTGTATATTTTTAAAGTCAAAATAATCTAAAAAAATTTTTGAACGAGTTTTGGGCTGTAAATTATATATTTCTATTGTAGCACAACTATCTCCCATCATTGGCATTCTTTTAACATTAAAACGAATCGTCAGAGGGTCCCTTATAATTGTAGAAGGCCCTCGTTTTTTCCCTTCATGTGTAATCGGAGTAATAGTTAAAATATATTTCCGGTTATAGGCCATTAAGATACTCCGTTGTCTCTTTTTTCTCTTCGGAATCTAACATTGCTAAGAAAGCATATCCAGACTCCCAATCTTCTTGTCTATATGGGTCAACACCATTATCTGTTGTAATACTTATTCCATAATCAATTTCGCTGTGCCACTTATCTAATATGTTTGGATGACAACAAGCATACAAGCCATTAACTTCAAAGCCATTTTCATCCTTAACATCTATAAGCCACCTTCTTTGTGTTGGCAAAAAACGAAGGGTTATTGTCGTTTTGGTTCCATCTTCCAAGATATATGAAACCTCTTGATATGCATCAGAATCTAAAACAGTAAGTCTTTGCATTTTAATCCTCCCATGCCGGCAAAGAATACCCCGGTATATATGTTTTTGGTTTGCATTCGGTTGTGCTTAATGTAACACCAGTCGTTGTACCCTTATTTTGTTTTGTTGCCTGTTGAGCGGATTTCCTTCCTTGTAGTTTTTTTGAATCTACTTTTGCTCTTTTCTCAATAACAGTTTTAAATTCTTTGAAGGATATTTTAATTGTAGATTTATCAACCGTTCTATCTGGCTGCGTAAATTCTATACTTTGAATAACATAATTTTTAAGCTTTCCATAAGGGCTTCGAATATCTATTGGAACTCTTCGTTGCCAAAGACTCATTAAATACTTATAGCTCTTTTTTTGTTCGGTATCAACGTCATCGTCACTAAGAAGCCCCCATATACGATTTGCAAAATTATCAAGGCTGTCAACAACACCCATTATTTTGAGCGCTTTTTCTTGAATGGCTGATGCTTGTTTCGAAACTGGAGGTAAAAATGTAACTATTGGTCTTAATTTTTGTTCAACAGCAGAAATAACACTATTTTCTCCGTCCTTTTTAAACCAAGTAAGCTCTCCAACCTCTCCAGATATTGTAAATATTTTCGGTTTTAACGCAATGTGTTCTTGATACGCAATATTGTTTTCAACATAATTATCAGTAATGTCTGCATTTAAAGACATTGTCTCTGTGCCATAAATATGCAAATGCAAGTCTTTTATTTCTTCATCTCTAGGCTCAATAAACCAATCAAGCGCATCTTGAACAATATTTGTTAGAGATGTTTGCGCTTTATCTGCCCGATTTTCTCCATAATCTTGTAAAGACTTTAACCATGATAAATCAGTCATTATGTATCTCCTACCGCCGTAGCAACTCTATCAGAGCTATTATATTCTCCCCTGTTCCACCAAGCCCTCTCTAAATTAGAGTATTGGTTCTTTAATATAAAATCATTTGCTTGTTCTGTATCAGAAACAGTTACTTGATTGTTATTCGTGGAATATATATTATTTGTCTGTGCAACTTTTTCAAACCCAAGTCTTTTTAATAGGGCATCTTTTATAACGCTCTGTGGATTGTTAAATATATTTTTTTCTCCAAAAATAGCACCCAATTTGCCAGAAAAATCAAACCCTCTAAGGAATAAAACCAACTCTCTTAACCAACTGGTTAATTCTTTTAATATATTTGCAATTCCAGCGTCTAAAAGTGTTTTTGCCAGCTCAACACGAACTTCCTGCCATGCTCTATCCCATTCACGCATGGTCTTATTGCCATCTTCAAGGATTTGTATTTGCTCTCTTGTTCTATTAAATAATTCGTCAAAATTTTTACTTCCTTTAGAGAGATTTTCTATAAGAGTTATATATTCATCACTTAACCCAAATTGTCCCAAAAGACTTCTAGCCATTCCCCTGTTTTGAAAACCACCGGTAGCACCCCAGACAGAGGCTAGTATGTTTTTAAGGTCTGTTTCTCCATTTCCTGTAGGACGAATCCCCATCATTTGCCAAGCTCTAGGATTTCCTCCACCAAACCACATATCCCAATATTGCTTTTCAAGACCAGCAACGTCCTTCATTATATCTTCTGGAGTCATGTTTGTAGTACCCAAAGATGCAGCCATAAGTCCAGAAATTCCTCTAGTAGACCTTCCTGTAAACGCCATATAATCTCGATAAGACATGGCATTTCTTATTCCGTCACGAATTGTTTTCATTACCATGTCTAGTGCAGCAATAATTGCTTTTACACCAAAAGTAATTGCCGCCACTATAGGAGTAGAAATCCCAGATAATGAGGCTATTCCCCCTGCTATTCCTCCAATATTAAACCCAGCAATCCCCTTTAAAAGACCAATAATACCCTGACTATATTTTCCATTATGAGAGCCAGCTATTCCTCTTTCTTTCTGACTTGTTTGCCATATTCTAGCAACAGCATTTATAAACCTAGATTTTGAATCTTGTTGAGCAGTGCTCGCCCTTAGAGCTGGCAAACCAGCCAAAATCTCGGCATTTGTTCTTCTTGCTTTGGCATTTTTTAGTCTCGCAGAAGCATTTAACTCTCTAGTTTGTGCTTTGTATCTCGCACGAGATTCTTGTGCGCTCGGGATATATGCTGCCCTCATAGCTTGAGATATTTCTCTAGCTGCTTTGGCATATGCTCTTAATTCTTTTAAACCATTGTGAATATTTTTCTGAAACGTTTTTAATGCGTTAGAGAATTGTTCTAGACCACTTTGGTCTACTTTAAATCCAATTTCAGCAAAAAGACTACCGACTTTCATTTAATCCCCTATACGTTTCCTTGTAATCCGTTTCAAAACTCATAAAGTGCAAAACAGATACAACTGCTACTACAGAAGCCTTTGCTACTCTTTCTGGGTCTCCTCCGAAATACCCTTGCTTTGCAATAGAGCAGCAGATAAATCCGAATTGGTCTCCAATTTCTGTGTCAGGATTCCTTTCAACTTGGCTAACGGAACATTTATTCCTAACCTTGAAAGGATTGTCTTCAAAAAAGGGTGGAGGTTTACCTTTATACAATTAAAAAATATCTCGTATAAATCCTCCCTTGCCTTTACATCATCAAATACCTCTGGTCTAATGGCATTATCGTTGTAAAGACTCTTTTTTAAACAATCAAACAAACAAAGCATTACTTCTTCTGAACCATCAACAGAAAAAATAACCGTTCCAAGGTCTTCATCAAGCAAGTCTTCAATATTCTTTCCAGTTGAAAGAATTGCCTTTTGAAGGACAGCCTTTAATTTAAAAGCTTCCATAAAGGAGCAAGGATTGATAACAATCCTCGCCCCGGTTGTTTCAGACTTATATTCCATGTTATACCTCCATGAATATAATTATTAACCTAAAGTTCTGTCTACAATCGCTTGCATTGTGTATACAGTTACAGCCTGGTCTGTTTCACCATTGACGTTCTGTACGGCATCGTATGGAGCTTTTGTGAAGTGTACAGCACGCAAATAACGAGTATCATACACAACATTACCAGCACCATCACCTAAGCGCTTGCTGAAAGAACCATTTCCTACGATAAACAAGGCTGAATCAATTTCGTATGTTTTATAGTATTGCATAATGAATTGGTCATCTGGAGAACCCTTCAAAACACGCAACTCAACCGTACATTTCTTTCCTTGTTCATCTTTTGCGATAATGATGTTACCATTTTTACCAACAACAGATTGAGCAATGTTGTTATCAGCAACGATATTGACAACACTTCCATCTGCTAAGTCGGAAATAACTCTGTCCCATAGGACGAAGGTATCATCACCAGTCAGTCTATATGTTTCAGCCATTCTTTATTCCTCCACTAAAATCATAAGGTCTGCTTCATGAATTGCCCCAGACCGTTTGCAGGCACATTGGATAAGTGGAGCAATCCGTTGTTCACGCTCGCTTTGAGGTTGCAAAGCAATCGGCGTAGAATAGATGTACCAACCGTTATCCTCAATGTTCTTTTTGAAGGTTTCAGGGTCGCCAAAGGTTTGTGGGCTGTTCCATTTACCAGGAGCCAACACACCGTTACGCACAAACTGTAAGCAAACGTTTCCTTGAGCATTACGCAAAGAAGACATTCCTGTTTCTGTTTGTGGAATTTTTGTCCCTGCTGTTTTCAAAACATTATACAAAGCCGCTTGAGAGGCAAACTTCAATGCAAGGTTTTCATACACAACATCGAAGTATCCGTTTCCTTTACCACAAGCAACACCACTGTCGCCTTCAAAGGATACATACATATCTGCGCCCGCAGCTAAAGCATTCGTGTAATCAGTTTGTGTAATTCCATCATCTGGGTTAACATTAACCAAAGACTTCAATTGCATTGTCTGCGATGTTGAAGAGCCTGAGAAGTTTGTAGAGAATGCACGACCAGCATAAGCAGCTGCCATAAGTTGTGCATCTTCAACACCAGAAGTATACAAAACGCAACGTGTTTTTGTTTGTTTTGCATTCTTAATGGTTGTAATGGCTCCAGCAATATCTCCAGTTGAAGAAAATGGGGCAATCCAAATCAAATCTTGAGAATTTATTGCCGCAGAAGCTGTTGCAACTTTTGCATCTTCCATGGCTAAGTTTGAAATAACGCCAGTAAAGCGAACAAGACCTTTTGCACGTGCAATTGCTTCTTCAAGGCTTTCTCCAGAGGCATCTTCTCCAACAGTTGTTGAGCCTCCCGAAATATTCAAATATGTTGAGGTTGAAATATCTATTCCAGTTGTTCCAGAAGACAACACAACAGAAGAATCCGTTGCACCAACTTTCTTAGAAGTAAATACCAATGTGTTTCCAGCAACAGTAATAATTACTGATTTGATTGCGTTTGACAAAACTTTGGCAATATCATTAATATTAGAACAACCAGAGAAATTTAATCCATTGTATTCAACAGCATCTCCACCATCAGCTGTAACTTTAATTGTTCCATTATCTACAAGCTTAAATGCAGAAATCGCACCTATTGAACCAGTAGTAAAAGAACCTGAAGTAGCGGATGTGGCCGCTTTCATAGGAATGACCGCAAGATATCCACGCCCTGAATTAACATTCATATTTTGAGCAAAAATATTGTTAGCCATTTTGGCTGTCAGAGAGCTTGTCCCATAAGCATCTGCAACCGTAGAGGGTTCAATCGCAATCAAGTATGGGTCAGAACTATTTGGGGTTTCTGTTGTAAACAAAGCCAATTCGTTCACGTTTTTAACACCAATACTGCGTTCCACACCTTGAACCGAGACCCGAATAATATTGTTTATTGAAAGTTCGTTCATTTTACACTCCTTGTTATCTTTTAACAGTATAAACAATTATGATTCTATTTGCAAATCTGGGTCGTTTTGCAAA